ACCATTTGGGTACCAAGAAAGACTGTTAGCAAGTTATCACAATCATAGATTTAACGTAAACATGTTGCCAAGACAAACAGGCAAAACAACATGTGCGGCTGTATATCTAACATGGTATGCTATGTTTCATCCAGATCAAACTATTCTTATTGCCGCTCACAAATATAGCGGCGCACAGGAAATTATGCAGCGTATACGTTATGTATATGAAACATGTGCTGACCATGTAAGAGCAGGTGTTACAAGTTACAACAAAGGTAGCATAGAATTTGAAAATGGATCACGTATTGTAAGTGCGACAACAACAGGCAACACAGGACGTGGTATGTCTATTTCATTACTATACTGTGACGAGTTTGCGTTTGTGAATCCTGGTATTGCTGATGAATTTTGGACTTCAATTTCACCGACACTAGCAACAGGTGGTAGAGCTATTATTACTAGCACACCTAATTCGGATGAAGATACTTTTGCTTTGATTTGGAAAGACAGTCAAAACAAATTTGACGACTACGGTAATGAACAAGAAGTAGGCATTAATGGATTTCACGGCTTTACATGTAGTTGGGATGAACATCCTGACAGAGATGAAGAATGGAAAAAGGCTGAAATTGGACGTATTGGTGAAGAAAGATTCCGCCGTGAGTATGGTTGTGAATTCTTAGTATACGATGAAACACTTATACACAGTATCAAGTTAAGCACAATGGAAGGCAACGATCCTATAATGAATATGGGGCAAACACGTTGGTTCAAAAAACTAGACGGCAACCAAACATATTGTGTAGCACTTGATCCTAGTATGGGTACAGGTGGAGACTACGCCGCTATACAAGTATTTGAACTACCAAGTTACAAGCAAGTAGCAGAGTGGCGTCACAACGAAACACCTATACCACAACAGATTCGTATCCTTACAGACATATGTAACCACATACAATCTGAGTGTAATTCAAACGGCAATAACATATATTGGAGTGTTGAAAACAACAGCATCGGTGAAGCGGCACTTATTGTAATCAACGACTTTGGTGAAGAAAATATACCAGGACTTTTTGTAAGTGAACCTATGCGCAAAGGACATGTGCGCAAGTTCCGCAAAGGATTCAACACTACACATGGCACAAAAATAACTGCTTGTAGTAGATTAAAAACTATGGTAGAAAATGACAAGTTAGAAATTAACAGTAGTGTGTTAATTAGTGAACTTAAAAACTTTGTAGCCGCAGGAACAACGTTTAAGGCAAAACCAGGCGCAACTGACGACTTAGTAAGTGCTACACTGCTTGCTTTGCGAATGATGACTGTACTTAAAGATTGGGATCCTAGAGTTTACAATACATTTACACACGCTGAAAGCGAACTAGAAGACTATGAACCACCTATGCCTATCTTCGTTACAGGCGGTTTAGGATAAATATTAATATGAAAAACCTTGACACAGTAGCAAAAGAACTATTTAATAAGATCAGAGGACGCTTTCCTAGCGTAACAGTAGGAAATGAATCTGCTGAAATTACCAATGAACCAAACCAAGGACGCTTCTTTGAGTTTGATTTTGCTAATGGTAAGAAAGTAAGTATTTCACTAGATGAACAAGATCTTACTATTATGTACAGCAAGGATTTATTTTCAGAAACAGAAGAAATACTAAAAGATAAATGGTTTGATTTTTTGAAAGAAATGCGTATCTTTGCTAAAAAGCGTATGCTAAATTTTGACACACGAGATATTACAAAATCAAATCTAGACAAAAGAGACTATGAATACCTTAGCACGGAGAAAACAATGAGCGAATCGAAATTATATGGAACTAGCAGAACTAGTTATCAGGATATTGGAACAGCAAGGATGGTTGTAAAACATTCTGCTCCAATTAATCAAGAATCTGCTACAGGCCGTAACACAAACATCCACAGCATTTACATTGAAAGTGATGGCGGCGAAAGATTCAAATATCCATACAAGCATATGAATGGCGCAAGAGCAATGGCAAGACACGTTGCTGAGGGCGGTAATCCATATGATGATTTTGGTAAGCATATCTCCGGACTATCTGAAGAACTATCAAATCTACGCAAGTTCAAGACATACATGAGTCGCTCAAATGTAATGGCAGAAGGACTTTCGCAGTATATGGATATTGTTAATGACAGAATTGACACAGTAAAGAAAACTGTAGAATCAATCCAAAAACAATCAGGTTATGCTAAAACATTTGAAGGCTTTGAATCAACCGTGCTAGAAGAAGTGCCAGACGATATTACAGCAAACTGGATTGATGAACTTACAATCCGTCAGTTTAACGAAGAACTAAAAAGTGTATTCCCATATATCTACAAGCTAATTGGTGAAGCAAACGCAACTGTAGAACTAGGTCCGGAAGATTTAGTTAAAGAAGCGCACATCGACGCACATTCAGCAGACATGGAAAAACACTTACCAAAAATTTATAAAATGAGAGATGAGCTTGTAACAAAAGGAATGGATCAAGAAGAAGCAATGGATAAAGCAATGAACCATTTTGGTTTTGATCCTGATGATGTTGCCGAGTATCTTGCAAGGAAACAAAAAGGTGAAGATCAAGTTGTTGATCCACAAACTGATTATGCTGAAAAACTAGATTCAATCATTTCTAATTCAAAGCACGAGCAAGGTCCACAAAATGAAACGGATGTAGCTTTTGAAGAATTTAAAATGGCAGCGGCTAATGCGGCCGCAAAAGGCGAAAAAGACTTCGAATATCCAAAAGGATCAGGAAAGAAACATCCTGTGAAAATGGATAAAGCAACAGCGGCAAAGATGCTTGCTGATGCTGACGCAGACACTATTGATATTAGTCCACAGGGTCAAGGTGATGAACTAAAGGCTAAAAATGAGATTCCTTTGGATGAGTTTATTAAGAGCTTGTATGATTATACAACAAACTCATTTCCAAAAGGTGAAACGGCAGTTTTGACACAGGTACAAAAGCAGTACGGTGATGAAGCTATCGACGAAGCCCAACAAGTAATGTCAGAATTACTACAGGGTCAAGACAGAGAAATGGCGCAGATCCAGCAACTAGCAGGATTACGTTAATTTTTTCAAAAAAGTCAATCTTTTAGGTTGACTTTAATAACTAAGTTATGTATAGTACATAATGTGCTATACACAAATAGGCACAAGCACATAGGCAATATAAAGGAGGCATACTATGGCATCATTAGCAGAGATCAGAGCAAAACTGAAAGAGCAAGAATCACGCACAAGCGGTGGTTCATCAGGCGGCGGCGACAACGCAATTTACCCATTTTGGAACATGCAAGAAGGTCAAACTTCTGTAATGCGTTTTCTTCCAGATGGTGACGAATCAAACACTTTCTTCTGGAAAGAGCGTTTGATGATTAAACTTCCATTCGCAGGTATTAAAGGTGAGACAGACTCACGCCCAGTACAAGTACAGATTCCTTGTATGGAAATGTATGGCGAAACATGTAACATTCTTAACGAAGTACGCGGTTGGTTTAAAGATCCGTCACTAGAAGATATGGGTCGTAAATATTGGAAGAAGCGTTCGTATATCTTCCAAGGTTTTGTTACTGAAAATCCACTCGGAGAAGATTCAACTCCAGATAATCCAATTCGCAGATTTATTATTGGTCCGCAGATCTTTCAGATCATCAAGCAGGCACTAATGGATCCGGATATGGAAGAACTGCCAACAGATTATACTGCTGGTGTTGACTTCCGTCTTAATAAAACATCTAAAGGCGGTTACGCAGACTATTCAACATCTAACTGGGCACGTAGAGAGCGTCCACTGTCAGATAGCGAAATGAATGCTATTACAACACACGGATTGTATAATCTAAATGATTTCCTTCCTAAAAAGCCAGGTGAAGTTGAAGTAAAAGTGATGCAAGAAATGTTTGAAGCATCAGTTGACGGTGAAGCATACGATCCAGATCGTTGGTCACAATACTTCCGTCCAGCAGGAATGGCGGCACGTACAGGTGATCCTGTTACTCCGTCGGCAAGTACTCCTGCTCCGGCACCAACGCCATCAGCAGAACCAACTCCTGCTCCAGTAGCAGAGGCGGCTCCAGTTGCTGAACCTACTCCGGCTCCTGCCGCTGAGGACAATGGTGGTAAAGCCGAAGACATTCTTTCAATGATTCGCGCTCGTCAAAACAATAACTAATATATACAGTGGGGGAGCAATCCCCCACTATAGGCTTAACAAGGAGAAATTATGGCAAAGGCATTTGATCCGACTAAGTTTCGGACACAACTTACTAAATCTATTACAGGCATGAGTGCTGGTTTTAATGATCCTACTGATTGGATTAGCACTGGCAACTATGCTTTGAATTATCTTATTTCAGGTGATTTTAACAAAGGTGTACCGCTAGGTAAAGTTAGCGTGTTTGCTGGTGAATCAGGCGCAGGTAAATCGTACATCTGTGCTGGTAACATTGTCAAGGCGGCACAAGAACAAGATATCTTTGTAGTGCTGATTGATTCAGAAAACGCACTTGACGAAGCATGGCTACAAGCACTTGAAGTAGATACTTCAGAAGATAAACTGCTAAAACTAAACATGTCAATGATTGATGATGTAGCAAAGACTATCTCAACATTCATGAGCGATTATAAAGCAATGAATGAAGAAGAGCGTCCTAAGGTACTGTTTGTTATTGATAGTTTGGGCATGTTGCTTACACCTACAGATGTTGATCAGTTTAACAAAGGTGATATGAAAGGTGATATGGGTAGAAAGCCCAAGGCACTAACATCACTTGTGCGTAATACAGTTAACATGATTGGTTCACACAACGTAGGACTTGTATGTACTAACCACACATACGCATCACAAGATATGTTTGATCCAGATGATAAGATTTCAGGCGGTCAAGGCTTTATCTATGCGTCATCTATTGTAGTAGCAATGAAGAAGTTGAAACTAAAAGAAGATGATGACGGTAATAAGATCAGTGATGTACGTGGTATCCGTGCTGGTTGTAAGGTGATGAAAACACGTTACGCAAAACCGTTCGAAGGTGTACAAGTTAAGATTCCATACGAAACAGGTATGAATCCTTACAGTGGACTTGTAGAACTGTTTGAGAAAAAAGGTGTTATTGAAAAGAGTGGTAACAGACTCAAGTATGTAACAACTGAAGGTGAAGAACTTCTTGAATATCGTAAAAATTGGACTGGCGCCCTGCTCGATCGTGTGATGTCAGATTACCTTGAAAAAGAAAACTCTGTGGTAAATACCGACGAGGTCAAGGAAATTATTGACACTAACGAGGAACAGGAGCAAGAATAAATGGACGCAAGCCTAATAGTAGATATGTGGACTACTTTCAAAGATAGCATTGACAAGAAAAACATTGAAACAGTAGCTGAACGATATGTTGATACATGTGCCGATTATGGTGCTGACGACATTCATTTTAGAGACGCAATGGGTACATGTGATATTTTGGATGCGGCAATCACATACTATTTGGATATTGACGAAGACATTGACTATGATGTTGATGAAGACGACAACGTATGGGATGAGTAGAATATGGGATGGTACTCGGAAGTAGCGAGAGACATCAATAAGATTCCTGATGCTATAAGTTACTTTGAAAGTCAACTTATTGAAGCAAAAGACGAAGTGAAACTCAGAGGTAATGTCGAAAAGGCTGCCTCTGAGCTTCCTGGTGTTGTTGAACACAGATTTAATCAGCTTCAAGAAATTGAAGCAATACTTAACTACATGAATATTGAGTGTAGAAGACTACGCAGTTCATATTTCAAAAAATATCTTGAAAACTATCAACGAGCATTATCTAGTAGAGACGTTGAAAAATACGTTGACGGCGAAGCTGATGTAGTTGACTACGAAAAAATCATTAACGAGTTTGCGTTGTTGAGAAACAAATGGTTAGGACTATTGAAAGGTCTTGATCAAAAACAATGGCAGATTACTAACGTAGTTAAACTAAGAGTAGCCGGTATGGAAGATGCAACAGTATAAGTTTCAAGTACCACTAAAAACAAAACAAGTAAGAGGACAATTATTTCACTATCTTTATAGATACTGTGATACAATTACAATAGAACGGCCTGAAGATATTGAACCTGATAGAATCCTAGCATTCAGTCATCCTTTTGAAGACTGGATTTTTGATTACATTACAACTCAAAATATAAACTTCTTTCATATTGACAATGGTTATATTGGTAATCATAGACACAAAACACCTTGGTATTATCGTATAAGTTTCAATAGCTTACAGAATACTAAGGTTAAACCTGTTCCTTATTCAAGACAAGAATTCTTAGAAATGGATGACAATCTATGGCAAGATTGGGACGACAGTGGTGATTACAACCTTTTAGTGATGCCCAA